GTTTGTGCCAATTTTCACCCCACCAAGAGTATCTGCTGTGGCAGGGTTCAAAGAAAATTTCGCATCTGCCTCTGACTTGGTATAACGATCCTTCAGGGCGTCACCAGTCGTCTTGGCTTCTGCAGGGACATTCTCTTGAGTTAGCGTTTTATCAGGCGGTGAGGCTACAGAAAGCGCTTTGTCTGCACTTTCCTTCGCACTAGCAGCACTGGTTGCGGCGCTAGTCTCGCTGGCCGCTGCATTAGTTTCGCTGGCTTTGGCCTTTTCGGCACTAGAAATAGCAGATGCCTCGCTTTTGGCGGCGTTTTTTTCAGAGCTTCGTGCGTTTTGTTCGCTAGTCTTGGATTTTTGTTCTGAGGCCGCAGCTGCTTCTTTGCTCGCAACAACAATCTGCTCGCAACTAATAGCGGCATTTGCCTTTTCCGTGGCAATAGCTTCACTGGATGAGGCTTCTTTGGCTTTCTGAGTTGCGGTGTTGGCTGCATTGATAGCGTCTAAAGTTACAATATCGACGCTCTCAACGCGCTCCTGAACCTCTTTGGCATACTTTAAGAGACCAACAAACTTATCAGTCAAAGTCTGAATCTCGCCGGATACGACCTGAACAGATCCTTCCATGGTGTCGAGGCTGCCTTTGATTGGAAGGGTAGCAATCTCGGTATTAAAGTTGTAACTAAAGACAATTTTATCATCGTCCAAAATTGTGGTCGAATAAAAACGAACAGCAAACTCGATGTCTCCAGGATGGGCAGTCACATCATTTTGAACTTCCCAACCAAAGATAATTTTCCCTGGAATGGTAGTCACATCTAACTTTACGACGGGGTAAAACCCACCAGTGTGACTTGTCAATGATTCATACTGGACAATGCACGTCTTTTTGCTGAGATCAGTCTGATCATAGTACCGGTCGATCTCAAAGTAAACGGTTTCTGCATTGTGGTCGTTTAAGACACCAAGAAAGGTAAATTCGTCAGGAATAGTGATAGTGCGTTCGTTAGCATCGATGATAAAACGTGGTTCGTCTCCGGGAAGCATAACGAGAGAAGGGGAGTTGAACTGATTTTGTATATCAGCCAATCTTCTCATATATTCATCGGCATTTGTTTTCAATCGGAAATCACCTCCTATTACAATAAATATGGAGTCATTGGGTTCGTATGGGGGATTACTCCCTCGTAGCCCTCGCTTCCACCTTCGCCCTCAGCTTCTCCGGCACATCCTCCAGCTTCTTCACGCCCTTCTTCACAAGGGCTACATAGATTGGGACCATCGGATTTGTCATTCTGCCTCACTCCCTTCTGCCTGCTCATATAAGCTGCAAAGTGCCACCTGCAGGTCGGTCATACTAGCCTCAAGCTCTGCCTGCTTTTCTTTCATGGCTTTGTTTTCGGCTATCAGCTCCTCCTGCATTTTCTTTTTCTTACGTTTTTCCTTTAAACTGGCGGGCATAATGTAAAGACTCATCCGATAACACCCCCGATCATGGTGATAGTGCCGCCGACGCCGCTTTCGCCCCGGGTGGCGGTGATGCGGTAGTTGAATGCAAATCCCTTTTCGGCAGTGGTGTTTGCAAAGCAGTGGTGGACGAAAGCCTTCGCCTCGCCGCGCTGAATGTCTGTCACAGTTTCCCACACAGGGACATCGTCCAGTCCGTTGTTGGTCAGTTCCACAGTCAGGCTCATGTCTTCTGGGAAACTACCTTCCATCGTTAGCGCAGCCACGGTGATGATGTCGTCCGCTGTCAGGGGAGCGGTCAGGCTTACCCGTGTATCGGTGATATTTTTGGTAAAGGTAGCCGTCCAGTCCACCGAGCCAATGCTGTCACTCACCGTCAGGGTCAGGGTGTGGGCTCCGTTCAGCAGCTGAGCGTAACATTCCTTTTCGTTCAGACAGTCTACCGTAAGGGTGTCGGTGGTCACTTTGTCCGTACCAGCCGCTGTATGGGTGTCCACGATCCCCATGGTGCCGGAGAAGATCAGGGTGGTGTCGTCGCCATAGTAGGCACTGCCGGTAGCAATATCCACATAGTCGTTTTTCACCACCCACCCCGGGGTCACAGAGGGCGAGTAGAAGTTGTTGGAGGCAGCGAAATAGAGCTGGTATTCGACGCCCTTTTCCAGCGGGATGTCGCCCATGTCCAGCACCACGTCGTTGTAGCCGCGGACAATGTCGATGAACTTGTATGTCAGGTCGGTCGTGGAGCCGTACTTGCGCAGGGCGGTGCGCATCGTGCCCGGCACATAGCCTTTGACGCAGAATTCCAGCGAGCGGAGCAGCAGGCCCGCTTTCTTGGCAGTCAGCGGCATAAAGAACTCGTACTTGGCGGGATAAGTGTCCCACGCGGGTACGGCTTCCTCGTCGTTGAGTGCCGTCTGCACCTTGACTACCGTACCGCCCACATCAGTCTTTACGGCTTTCACTTCTCCATCCAGCTTCTCTGTCACCGTCATGAGGTCGCCGTCTTTGTCCGTCACGGTGTACTCCACCGTAAAGGGGGCGTTCTTCTCTCCGAGCTCTGTCCCGGTGGCTCCTGCATCGCTGGTCACTTCAGGGGCGAAGTTTCCGTTCACAGTGCCGTCGTCAGACACCAGGAGCGAAGAGGGAAGTACAAAAGCGGGGCGGATGCCGTACGAATTGACGCAGTCCTACTAGTTCCAGGCACCATTGGAGTAGACGCCCAGGGCGCAGTTGGAGGTATCGCGGCGCGGAGAGCGGAGCCACCATGAGGTGGCAGAACCGTTAAGATATGCAACACGCTTAGAATCCTCGCCGCTGTCCGCGCAGTCTTTGAAATAAGCCAGCTCCGCACCTTCGCCGATCGGCATATAGGTGGTGAAACTGAAGCTTATTTCGGTCGCACTGAGCAAAAAAATCTTTGCAGACAGGCCATTCGAGCCGCTGGTAATGGTCGTGGAAGTGCCACTGTCTTTGCGGTACGGGAGCTTTACCTGTTTGATAGCGTTCTTGATGTTCGACTCGAACAGGTCGAAGAACGTGCCATTCAGGTAGGAGTGGATGGTGCTATTGGCATAGTCGTTGACGCTTGAGTTATGCCACCGGCGGTTTTCATAGATGTCTTTCATCAGCACCTACGTTCCATCACAGCTCGAATCATAGATCGTGGAGTCAGGGTTACCCTGATGCACAATGATAAAGTCCTTGACCGTACCGTCCACCTTGATTTTTACGGTGCTGCCAACGGTCATATAACAAAGTCTTGTTTTCATGGTCTCACCTCCTCAAAACTCCACCCGGCTCTCCGCTTTGTTCCATACGCCCGTCAGCTCCACGCCCTCCAGCGTATCAAAGGCAGAGACAAAGCTAATGCCGCTCACGTCTACGCCCATCGCCATCTCCAGCATTTTGATGCGTACACCGGTGGCGGCTGCGTCAGCAAATCCACCAGCTACACTCAGGGTCTTGTCGATTTTAATATTTTTCAGCTTGTCATCGATTTCAGCCTTAGTGTAGCGATCATTGAGTCCTTGGCCGGTAGCGGCAGCATCTGCTGGCGCACCAGAAATCGTCAAGGTTGTATCGGCGTTTGCAAACTCCTTTGCTTCTTTTGCGGCCTTTTCAGCGGCTACACGGTCTCGCTCAACCGAATTGATCCATTCCTCCTCAGTCCCTTCGTAACCATATTTTACAGCTATACCATATGCTGAGTAGGGACCGACGGAGATTACTTTGCCCATGAAATCACATCCTTTCTGCATTAGGCATAGTTAAAATTATGTAGATAGTTAATCTAACATTGCGCATAATTTTTCATACTCATCTTTTGTCAATCGGTCACCAGCATAGAAAACATCCAACTTTTCACGCAAGCCCTGTGTTTTCCCTTTGTCAATAAGACGAGCACAGACATTATAAAGTTCCATCATGACACCTCTTTCTTTTACGTTGATAATTCTAGCAGGGTCAATCTATATTCTTGGTCTACCACCATACTATCCGTATCACTCTGAGCTGCGAGCAATAAAGATAGTTGGTTCTTTTCATCTTCAGCCGCTTTTGCGCTCATCAGCCAGCCATCATATGCAGCCGCGACATCTTTTTCAAGATTAGGATACCATGGAACTACCAGCTGATATTCGTTATACGTCCAAACGGTTGCTCTATCTACAGATTCTTCATACGGCTCCACATTTGCGAATAGGCGCACCAAAGCCATACCGGGCTTCTGTGGATGAGGCTCGGCAGTACAAGGCATTTTGGGCTTTACGCTTGCAGTCACTTTCATATTACCCCCTCCTTTTATGATGAAAACAACTCGTCTGGTGGGATAAAGAGGAGGCGAGCGCCGATGTAGCTGTCCGAGCCGGTCGAGTTGTAGGTTGCACGGAAACAGAACATCCCGGAACTAGACCCATAGTCCCGACCACCACCAACACTCAACACACGCCAACCAGAATTATAGCCCGCATGATCTGGAATATAGGCGGTTTCACTACCGCCTAAGGAAGTCGGGTAAAATGACCAAGAGGCAGTAGACGAGTATCCTATTTTTGTGATCCAGCCATCACTTTGGACCTTTGTGCCAATACTTGTGTAATTCGTATTAGTATCATCTGCGAATTTAGAATGGTCATTACACACGTAAACTGTGCCGTCACTGAAGTTTACACCATCAATCCATTCATGTACATTGCCCCAAGGATTTTCGATATGCCTGTATTGAACGGCAGTTACACCGTCCGTGCCGGATGCCCTGCCGGTGTGGTAGACCATGCTGTCCGTACCGCCGGAGTTGATAGCCGAGCTACTAGTAGTATTACCCTTTCCGATTTTGCTCTGGCTGTCCCAATCTGCGTATTCTACAATATAGAGTAGCCCAATAGCGCACCAACTTGCATAGTCGTACTCGCACCAACAAACGCCTTTGTTTTTAGCGTTATTTCGTGCAGTAGCTCTAGTGATACTCACCACTGGGGCTTTTCCTGTGCAAGAGGTGTTATTGCTATCAGTGTTATATCGCCCAACATATCGACCAGAACCGGGATGCTTTTCGAAGCCACTTTCTTCTTTGTTGGCGATATAGAAGTAGCGCTTCATTCCAGTGGCATCATCAATGATTTTATAATAAAACTCAGGAATAAACACTACCACATCTGCGTCTGAACGAGTAAATCCATCCTCTCCAAATTTGGGACCAATTTCACCAGAAACTACATTGTATTCTTCCATCTTTCTCCAAGGCATATAAGAGTCAAATGGACTGCTTCCACTATCGCCACCCACAGCAGGGGACGGATCTGTTGTAATATCTGTGTTAACTAAGTTGTTGGGGTCATTCACACTGGTCAAACGAGTACAAGCAGTAGAGCTGTTACCATAGTTCCAACACACACCTTCGATAGTCAAATACCCCATCGGAACATCATAGTCTTTCCCGAGCTCGACACTAATGCTTTTTTCAAGCAAGTCATCGTTAAGAGTTGCTTTAATGTCCCATCTTCCAGCCCGAGGTAATTTAATAATGGCCGCTCCAGTATCGCCCACCGTAGTATTTATGACAATATCTCCACATGAAAATCTTAAATTACTTCCTGCATCGGTAGATACGGTTACCTTTGGATAGATAATGTCGCCCACCGTTTTAGAATCAGCAAACCCGCCTTCCACATTCAGCGTTTTGTCACTCACAATACTCGCGATTTTGTCATCTACTTCTGTCTTGGTATACCGGTTGCCAAATTCACGATCAACCTCAGTTTTGGTATACCGCTCATCGAATTTCTGACCAGTTATCTTAGCGTCCGCCGGAGCGCCGGAAATAGTGAGCGTCGGATCTGCCGCAATTACTTTTTTTGCCTTTTCAGCAGCCGCCTCCGCAGCCAATCGGTCTCGCTCTACAGATTTGAGCCAGTCTTCCTCAGTACCTTCAAACCCGTGCTTTACGGCAATCTGATAGGCGCTATAGGGACCGACAACGACTTCTCTATAATTTTTCAAGACAACACCACCTCCAGATTTCCATATCCATCGTCACGCATTGTTACGTTATCAGCAACACTGTCTGCAACATACAGAGTCAAAATTCCGCTATCATTATTATCATCCAGCCAGATCCATCCTTTTGTGGCGATAGTTTGGTCGGCTTTTTCAGCAGCCTCCTGTGCTTCTCTCAAGGAAGCCAATGCTTCAGCAGCACTTTTGGCGGATGCGGTTTCTGATGCTTTAGCAGCAGTTTCACTTGTCTTGGCGGCGGCTTTACTATCAGCCGCAGCATCTCGGTGCTCACGAGCGGTATTCATAGCTGTTTGAGCATCATTCATGTGAGCCTGTGCATTACTTTCTGATGTAGCGGCATTCTTGGCACTTACTGCGGCCGCATCCCGACTTGCCGCTGTGTTTGCAATACTGTCATTCGCTCTTCGCTCAATATCCGCGAATCGTGAAATCATTGTTTCAACAGCGGTGGGGTCAACTGGCGCTCCTTCTCCGGTGGTATTCAGACTATTCTTGATGGGCAATGTGGCAGGGACAGTATTGAAATCGTAAGCAAATTTCGGCTCGTCATTTTCGGTTTCGATACTATAAAAACGCACTGAGAACACTAGATCACCGGCATATTTGGTGGCATCGCTTAAAACAGTCCAGCCAAAAAGTATCTTTCCTGGAACAGTATCAATATCCACCTTGGTGATAGGGAAGAAGCCCTCGTTTACATCACCATTTGGGCCAACGGATCTGAACTGGATAACACATATCTCGTCACTCAAATCATGCTGGTCAAAATAACGGTCGATTTCGAAATAGACCGTTTCAGCGCCATGGTCATTTACAACGCTTAAAAATGAAAAATCATCAGGGATGCTTATGGTTCTGCTATTAGCGTCGATAATAAATCTTGGCTCATCAGAAGGGAGCATTACAAGTTCTTTTAGGTTGTCTTGGTTCTGGATGTCTTGTAGGCGCTGCATGTATTCATGAGAAGAAGTGATCATGAATTATCGACCTCCTTCAGCATCTGAACATTGACTTCTGACATCTGCACTACGCCCTGATAAAGAGCGAGCGTCTTATTATAGATGTCCGCCGCATTCCGATTGAATTCTTCAAGCATGGCGATTTGAGCCTTGAAATTATAGATGGCATTTTTGATATTCAGTGCAAAGCAGCCGGTTGACAAAGCAATAGTTTCTGTGGTAGGGTCAATACCCATAATGCTAACAGAACAGGGACCATCACAAATCTTGACAGGAGTTGCCATGTCGCACTCGTAGTTGTAATAGTTGGTACTTGTGCTGTTGACCTGCTTGAGCCCAACGATATCCAGATGATTTTTCTGGTCTTTCAGAATCAGATAGAGCCGCAGTTTAACATATTTTTTATCAAGGAAGAAGGTGATCTCATCAAGACTGTATACCTGCGACTCTGAAAATTTAGTAGCCTTGAAACCTTCATTTGAATAGATAAGGTTCATAAACACCTCCAATAAAATAAGCGCCCATCGCTGCATAGGATGAGCGCATAATACATCATAATAAATAGTGGAGTTAACCACTATCAAAATAATCCATTGTCAACCTCCTTGTCATCGTACCAGATGCCCGGGTTGGCGATCAGGTCGCCGGTTCGCTACCCCACTCTCTGCGCAGGGCCTCCAGTGTAGTCTGCATAGAGCTGCTTCCTGCTGCCGCACCCTCAAATAGGGTAAGTATGAGGGTTTTGGCGGTGTCCGTAAATCCCGGGCCAGCGTCACCTTTATCGCCTTTGAAGTCGCCATTGACGATACCATCCTTCAATTCTTGTAATTTATCAGCAGCTGCCTTTGCAGCATCAATAGCGTTTGTAGCGTTTGTTGCGGCAATATCAGCATATTGAGAAGATATTTTAGCACTGGATTCGGCTAATTTTACGGCTGAATCAAATTTTACCGTTATTGATTCCACTTCTTCAGCTTTATAAATAGGAGAGGAATTACTAATATTGAGCGTGTCAAGAACAGGCAAGGACGCCTCTAGTGTATTAAAGTTGTATTTAAAGGTCGAAATATTTCCGATACTTTCAATGCTATAGAATCGAACAGAAAAAGATACCGTAGCCGCCTCGGCTGTCACAGTATTTCGGATTGTCCAGCCAAAAATTATTTTTCCGGGAATAGTTGTAATATCAATCTGAGTAACAGGAAAGAATCCTTCGCCAAGTTCAACTCCAGTAGATCCCACCATTTTGTACTGGACGATACAGGTCTCTTCGCTTAGATCATGGTCGTCAAAATAACGGTCAATCTCGAAGAAAATGGTCTCTGCATTATGATCGCCCTTAACACCAAGAAATTTGAACGCCGTAGGGATTGTAATGGCACGAGTATCAGCGTTGATAACAAAACGAGGCTCTTTCTTGGTATTGATTGATAACACAGAAACGCCGCCCATATTCTGAATATTAGCAAGGCGTCTCATGTAATCTTCTTGTGTAGTGGTCATTTTATTCCTCCTTTCTCATTTTTATAGCGGCTGCTTTTTGTAACTCGAAAAGTTCAGCAGCCGATTTTTCACCAAGAATATCGACCACTTCGTTATATGGCATATAAATCACGCGCGGCTCAACGTCTCCAAGCTCGATAAATCTTTTGTTTGCGTAATAGTACGAGGCAAGAACACGACCCTTGTGTGCTAGACAAATATTTGTACTGCGATGATTCGGAGTACCGAAGCATTCGTAGTTGTAGCCAGAACAGCCGCCACAGCCCATAGCTACGGGGCATTCGAAGCACTCTTTTGTTGACTGACTTTCGCGTGTGATAGCATCCAACATGGCTTTAGTATCCTGTTGGTGTTTTGTCTTATACAGTCCATCAAAGCAATCGCCGAGACACATCGGCGCAGACTTCTCTTTGCCGACCGAAATAGGAGCGTATCGAATACATGGATAAGCTTTTCCATCAGGAGCAAAAGAAAGCATCGAGCCAGTGCCGCCACAGTAATTTTGGTTATCATCTGGAGCCATAGGATGTCCGGTATCATCATTTAACATTGTAATATAAACATCACTCTTATCCTCGACGAGCCAATCAGACAGTTCTTTCAGCGCGAAATAAATATTCGAAGCATCCTCTTTTGTATAGACTGGCTCATATGCGAAGTTGCAGTGAATGATTTTACAGCCCTCGTTAATCATCATCTTTACGCTGGGGCAAATATACTTAACAGAATCAGGCACAAATGTCATTTTCGAATTATACTAGCCATACTTTTTTGCATCCTGAAATGCCGCATACGCCTTAGAAAAAGACCCGACGCCATTTACGTCAACGCGAAAAGCGTCATGCAATTCTTGGATTCCATCAATAGAAACAGTGACACTCATAATGTCATGATATTTTTTAATGAGATGCTGGGCTTCGGGTGTAAACCATGCCTGTCCATTCGTGGTAAAACTAATACGGGACAGAACAGCCAGCGGATTTTTTCGCAACCAACATTGTTCATAAAAATAGTCACAGATCTGCTCGATCAGATTGGCTTCCAGTAGTGGTTCACCACCGATAAAATCTAAAACAAGAGCTTTTGTTCTCTGTGTAATGAAATCTTCTTCGTTGCGCTCATATAAGTCGAGTAGGTAATCAATGATTTTCTTTCCAGTATCAAGTGTCATTACGGAACAACTTTTGCAATGTTCGTAACAATAAGAACATCTCAAATTGCAGCTTCCTGTCACCTGGAATGTTATATTGCGGGCGGTTTGCTCGTTGTATCCGTTAGTAGAAGGAAAGAGTTTACGAATGCGTTCGGCATAGTCGTCTGTAGGGGTAAAACTGCTTACCATTCACACACCACCTCCTGCTTATAAAAATCGAATTCGTAATAAGAAGGAATAAATCCAAGCAAACTTTCAAACAATGCATTTTTTGTATATGTAAATTCGATATTTGCTTTTTGATAAAGCGAACGATAATATTCAATCATCTCGCGGTAGTCGCTAGAATTTTCTTCAAAATATTTTCTTGAGATGACCGAGAGCAGAGACTCATAGCTCTTGTTTATATAAAACAGTCGTTCAATCAACATAGAATCCTTCTCGGTTAATTTAAGAGTCTTCTTCATATAGCCCCCTTCCTATGCGATAATTATCAAACTTCTTTTCAAGTTCAGGAAACCCATTTTCAAGATCTCGCATCTTACTCATGAATTCAATAAAATAATGTACTCGAAAATTTTCTTCAAGTTCAAGTGAAGCCAAAACCGTGTTTGCCACGATATACATGGCCCACTTTTGCTCGTCACTTTCGAGCGGCACATTAAGAATTTTTTCTAGCTTACTGTCAGAGATTATACTAGTATTGGCAATATATTTTTGTGCATTAGGATATACACGGACAGCGATAACATAAGAGTATAGAATCTTCTCAGAGGTGGTTAAAGAATAATCACAGCTTTTTGATATAAGGTTAACAATGGATTTTACATAATTCAGCCACCGAGAAAATGAATATTCCTCTAAACTTGGGTTCTGAAGACAAGACAAATATCCAATCCAAAATTGGAAGGTGAATTTTTGAGGATTTGACTCATAGGGGGCAGAGAACCCGCCTTCTGGAATCGGCATCATTTGAAGAAAATCAAAAAGCACGAGATTCTTTCTATATTCGGAATCCGTAGAGGGGCATTTTATAAAAACAGTTTTATCTCTTCCCATTTTCTCCCTCCTTAATTGGACTTAACTCCACAACTTCCTTTACACCACCCCCGACAACTGCCAGAACAACCCTCGCAACTGCCAGTGCAACTGGCAGTACAGCTTCCGGTACAGCTTCCATCACAACTTCCAGAGCATCCGTCACAACCGCCACTGCAACCTGTGTCACAGCTACCTTTGCAAGTTCCGGAGCAACCTCCACTACAACCAGAACATCCAGAATAACAAGCAGAAGAACATAATCCTGTGCAACTAGAACGGCAACCACTGGAAGATCCGGTTAAACTCTTAGACGATAAATCATTGATTTTAACAAGGAAGTCTT